GGTGCGGCGTTACACCTTGCACACGTGTACCAATACTAACTATTTACGTAAATAGTTAGTATTGGTACACGTGTGCAAGGTGTAACGCCGCACCGTGTTATGTTACACAATGCACACATGGTTATGTTATTAAGTGCGTGCACACATTGTTGACTATATTTTAATCTTGTTATATACTGCACACATTAAAGCCGTCAGGAGAGAACACCATGATTGATAGTGATATTGAAAAACGAAACAGAAAAATTGATCTCGATAAAATCATCGAAGACATGTTCAAGGAAATAGGCGAGATAAACGAAAGCGATAAGCCGCAAGGGCAAAAGACCCAAGCGTTCAAGCGTGCTGCAGAAAAGGTCACTCGTGCCTTGTACGGCAAGCGAGCGAAGAATAAGCGCAATGGTATAACCCATAACACGGCAAGCAAGTACCTAACTAAAATCCGCAACCAGGTAACAAGCAAGGGTTGGTTACACCATTCTTTGCACGTGACTTTGGATCGCTTAGGTAAGAAATACCCTCACTGCCAACACCTTATTGAGCCGCTACAAGACCAAGAGCTTGAGGCTACGCGTCTTGCTGTTAAGGCTCTGAAAGATAAACTGCTGCAGGTGGACCGATTGAAGAAGGCTGTCGATGGTATTGACATCAATAGCACTCGGTATGCATCCATGGTCAATGACACAGCCAAATCATTTGAAGCGTGGAAACCTGAGCTGCAACGACTAAAGCCCGTCAACAAAGATGACCGTGCACACCAAAAAGAAGCATTGTTCGCGCTGTTAGATGAATGTGGCGAGCTATTCAATGACTTGGAAGGTATCAAAATTGACCATGAGATCATGCGTTGGTTGGTTAAGGACTCTTTTGCTGCAGCTGTATCTTCTGAGACAAGCGCCTTCGCTCTATCAAAAAAGAAAGGGCAGACAATTGATATCGACTACCCAACAATCATGGCACGCTGTGAGTTCCTACTATCACCAGTAAACCCTGAGGTTTGGAACTGGGAAGCACTGGCCACTGGTATTGCATTAGCTACGGGCCGTCGAGCTATTGAAGTTCTAGTTCAGGGTGAGTTTGAAAAATCTGGTACTCATAAGCTTATGTTCTCGGGCCAAGCTAAAGAGCGTGGTGGTGTTGACCGTGAAAATAAATTCGAAATCTACAGCCTGGTGGAAGCTGACAAAGTTCTAGCAGCAATCGCTATGCTCCGTTCATACCCTAAAGTAACAGCGATGATTGATGAACTGGACGCAGGTCGCCATTACCAATTCAACGAGCTGGTACACAACAGAACTGCGGCATATCTTAACGACTTCATGCGTGACATGATGGAAGCAGCGAACATTTCAACGGGCATACCTAATCGCTCTTGGGTGTTTAAAGATACTCGTGCTATCTACGCGGCTGTTTGCTTTAAGCTATTTTTTGATGAAGATAAGCGATGGGCTAACGTTGATCAGGATATGTTCTTCCAAACACTACTTGGCCATTCAGATCCAAAAGCCCAAGCTCACTATAAGCAGTTCAAAATACTAAGAGCTGGCCAGAAGTGGGAAAGCATCGTAGCAGATGAAAAAGACCGCCTGAGCGAATTGCAGCGATTTGATAGCCATGAAGATATAGTCAACTCAAAAGCACTGGCTAAGATGCATGAGAATGTTAAAAAGCTAATCAAGCAAGATCCTGATATTGAAATAAAGCAAAGAACCATCAAGTCTAATTTTGGTGGTAACTATGCCACTATCAGAAAATACATGGCCATTGTCGAAGAAGCGCTATCGTTTGAAACCACACTAGATACTATCTTGAAGCGAGATGTTGACTCACCGGAAAAACCAGAACCTAAGCCTGAGAAAGAGAAAGAACAAACCAAACCGGAAACTGAGGAAAAACCTGCTGAAGAAAAACCCGTTAAACCGGAAGAAAAGCCAAAGTTCGCCGCCCCTAAGCGCTTGGATAATGGCTACTGGTTAGTTGCGATGAACTATCGCGGCTTAGATTTTGACTTCACTGTGACAGCTGACAACGCCATGCTGGCGATGCATGCAGCTTGGAAAGAATACGAATTTTGTGCAAGCTTACCGAAAAAGCCAATGATAAACACCATAAAGAAAAATGGCTGGTGGATCGCTCAAGTAAAACATAAGGGCAATGTTGTTCTGGAACATATGGGGCCAGGTAAGAAAAGCGAATATGTGAACGCGGTACTGGTGGATTACAACAAACGATTTGCCAAGTATTGGCAATAATGAAAAAGCCGCCAGAAATGGCGGCTTTTTTGTATCAACTGCTTTGTTTAACCGTCGATGCTTGCATTTGCATGGCATCACGGAAGCAATCATGCAGGGAGTTATGACCTATAAACCACTCAGGGTCTTTCCAATCGGTAAGGTAACCTTTAGTTCCGCCAGTCAATGCATCGATATACGTTCTAACATCACGAACGGCGTTGTACTTCCAAGGCGCTTTTTTGCCAACCATACGGAATAGAGAAGCAATTTTCGGTGGATCGAAGTCAGTGCCTCGAAAGAACACCTGAACACCATCAAGTTCATCAGAAATTACGCAAGCAGCATCATTAAACAACATACCACGAGCATGCATAATACTATTGATGGCAGCTTTATCTTGTCTGTTCCACCAAGCAACAGTGCCAGGGTCGATAGTTCGCCCAGCTAAAATCTGTTCAGTTACATTTAGTTCTAAATGAAAAGAGCGAAAACCGATTCCATTGGTAGCAGGCGCCTCGTCCAATAAATATAAAAGGTCTTGCTGGTGGCGGTTAAATACAACGCCGGAAAGCGTAAGGACAACGGCGTTATCATCCATAGCCAGTGTTTCTGTATCCACAACCGCAGTATCAAAGCTCACTTCGTTGTCCATATTCTTATCACCCATTTAAACCTCACCAATCAATATATCTCTAAGAGTTCCAGCCCATGCTTCTGCGTTGCCTGAGAAGACGTCTAAGCCCTCTTTCTCCATAAGCGCCACAACCTTATCAGCAGGTAGCTTATGCTTGTTCACGGCTATATTAGCCACCAATTGCACCACCTCGCGGTGTTCCGTGCTGAGAGTCTGAGCGGATGGGAATTGAACTTGGAACTGTGGATCCTCCTCCCCTCCCTCTATATACGCGAACCCCCTATCACAGCTAGGTTCTTGTGAATAAATAGGTGATCCACTTTGCCCGATTGATTTATTTAAAACAGTCGGTGAAGGTGGATCACTTTTTTCGGTTGCCTGATCTTCAAATCTGTTTGCGATTTGTGCGAATGCTTGCGCCAATTCATCACGTAGTTCCATTTGGCCAGCTAGAACGCACTGTTTATCCAGCTTGCTAAACAGAACGTTCCAACCTAGCTTAAAGTCGCCTGCGTTGATTGACTCGATGAAATTGCTCACGCTACGGCTTAATACTTCAGCATCAACCTGATCGTTATCTTGCATGCTTGCTTCAATACCGCGGGTACGCATATCAACAAGAGAGCGAACGCCGTCCCATGCATTGGTTTCAACGAAATAAACATTCACTGCCTTGCCTTTTACACGACGCTTGCCTGATACAACAGGTACACCAAACGAGCGCAAATGGTTGTTAAGCCACTGGCATGGGTTGTCTAGAGTGTTAGGGGTTACCGTGATGTTTGAGTACTTGAACAAGCGGTCTTTGTTTTTCTTCTGTTTAAGCCAAGGGCCCAGTTCTTTATTAAGCTCTTCAGCAGTCCACTTTTTGCCGTTGTAATTTAGCTGCTCATCGATACCCGCTACGCGAAGTAGCTTGATCATGTGAGCACGACGAATAGAAAGGTGACGCCAGCTCACTCGGCTTTCTGCGTGCTGTACATCTTTACTATCAAGCGCTTTTGCGGTTTCCGGTGTTACGTTTACCCAAGTCAGTCGCTTGATGGCATTAACATAGCGGTTGCGGTCTTGGTGGTAAGTTAGCGTGCAAGTTACCGCTTCTTTTAGTGATTCAGGAAACTCGATCGGTGCATCTGTTTCATTAACATCAGCGTTTTCACCTGGCTGTGAGAACTCCTTATATAGCTCTTTCGCCATTGGGTATAAGGCGTCTAGCTCATCATCAGAGGCATCATCTAAATTCAAGTCGTGTACAACTTTTGATTTGGCAATTTCAACCGCCGTGTGGCTTTCGCCATTAACCATCATGTTGTCGAAGGCTTCACCTACATGAACTGGTGCTTCGCTGATCTCACGTAAAAGCTCACGCTTGGTGCGCTCATTCGCTTGTTCGCGAATAGTGTTACCCAACAAAGCAGCCATTTCATTCTCAGCCACATTAATGATTTCATAACCATCGTGCTCGGCCAGTTCTAAGAAGCGTGCTTTGTAACGGTTTTTTGATAGGTTGTGTTGCGCTTTAACTTCGCAGTAAAGCCATTCAAATAAAGGGTTGCGAGTCGTGTATTCGCCAGTCGCTGGGTCAATAGCTAGAACTTTCATTGTCTCAGCTGATACTTCATCGATCAGCTTACTGTGAATGTAGTCAGGGTCAGTTGGTTCGCTACGCTCAGCCGGGTCTAGGTAGATGTGAAACTCAGATACTTCACGTGCACGGTTTAAACCTTGGTGGCCTTCTTCACTCGTACCAACGCGGCTTGAAAGGAAGCCAATGGTCTTCTCAAAGTTGTGGCCAATCACATTGCCATTTTCATCAATCTGATTCGGCTTAATATCAAAACCCGTACCCAATGTTGGACTTGCTATTACTACGTCCAGCCCTGGTACCACAGCATTGATATCTTGAAGTGCGTTCGCTACGTTCTCATCATTAGCAACATCGGCATGAACAACTAACACTGCACCGTCATAGTTACCGCGTTCACGTTCTTGCTCGATAGCCGTCGCAATGCGTTTTACTTCTGACTTTGAGTTTGCGTAGATGTAACGCTTACCCTTTGCCATTAGCTGCTGCATTACCACTTCTGTAAGTTGCGCTTTTGATTGATAAACGAATAGCTTTTTCGCTGAACCGTCTTTGTTAAAACCTGTTTTGTACTGGTTGTCATAAATGAAGCCAGAGTGCAGGCCGATACGGTTGCAGAATGACTTTGTTAAATCACCCAAGTGAGCATCTGCAAGAATTTGATATTCTGAATGCGTCAAGGCAAAAGTCAGGTAGCTTAGGCAGTGCTCACCAAAGCGGTTTGTTTCTGCAAAATAGTGGCCGAGGTTCTGTTCAATCTCATCAACAAAAACCGCATCCCAACGAGAACCGGCTAAGCGATGAAGAGAGTCAACAGAGCAAACCAAAATACCTGCATTTCTCAGTGCCATATTCGCATCAACACCTTTACCTGCATCTTTAATGATCAGGTCTTCATAGTATTCAACTTGAATGCTGTCGTCGTTAATGCTTGCGCGAAGTGATTTAGCCAGGGCGCGACGGTGAGATACGATAAGGGTTTTAAGGTGTGGGTTCTGTCTGATGAATTGTTGAACCGTGGTTGATTTACCCGTACCCATACCAGATTTAAGAAGATTCAAACCTTTGCGAATTTCAGCTTGCAGGTATCGAGTGTTTGATTCAATCGTTTTGTAGCCACGAACGTTCAGCAGTTGGTTAAGTAGAGCGTTATCGCCCTCAGTGATATAAACATCACTCCAGTCATTGCCTTCAGTTTGTGGAAGTGTCCAGAAACCACCTGCGCGTTCAATCATTTCCCAACCTGTTTTATCGTTGTCGGGAGCAGCAATGAATTCTACGTCTTGGTGTTTTTCTTGAAGTAGTTGAATAAGGCCAGGAATGTTACCCTCGCCAATTGGTGAAATGATTACCTCGCCACTAGCAACGTGTGCCGCATAAGCATCGGCAAGACCACCAACCACAAAAGCACGTTTGCGACCGTGGACCCATTCTTTACCAAACGTAATAAACCCGATATCAGTTCGGGCATTATCACTAGAGAATTTGTTAAGTTTGCGCTTACCAATTTGGATACGCTTGTCGATGATCTTTTCATAACCGCAGAAGTTACCTTGGTTGAATAGCTCATCGTGAATTGGCCATGCTAAAAATGGGCGATTGTATTTATCGTTACCTAAGCGAACATCAACGAACTTAGCCAGGTCAGTCATGTGCTTTTCTAGCATGTAGCCAGTAGGTGCAAATTGAGCCGTCCAACTTTTGAATTCGTGTTCTTCTTTCTCAAGTGCAGTCCACTGCTCTTGCTCAGCTAGTTCACGTTTTTTAGCTGCTGCTTTACGACGGCGTTCTGATTCATCAAGACGACGTTGGCGTTCTACTTCATCAACTTCTTCACGCTCAGGTTTCCAGCCGGATTCCATAGCCATGTAGATGAATGAGCCAAAAGAGGTTTTGCGCGTTTTGCGGAAGTTCTTCCACCACGCGTTGAATTCTTTCTTATGGTAAGAGCCGCCCTGAGAAGACCAGCTTTCAAAGATATCGCGAGCACCGTCGCCAAATTCGGAATAGATAGCACGACCTACCTTCGACCAATCATTATATGAAATGTTTGGGTCGATAAAGCTAAGTGCTTCTTCTACTTCTAAGAGTGTTAACTCTAGTCTGTTCATTGTTCCCTGCCATTAATGCAGCAGACAGCGCAGCGATGAAAATTTGTTCAAAAACAAATTTCCTATTGCACGCACGCTCGTAGACAGCTAGAATTAAACCAAAGTTTGTTGGGTTGGTTTGTTTGTTCTAACTGCCCTGTTACATAAAAAAGCTCAGTCGCCACAACTGGGCTTTTTTTGTATCTGCTATTTGTGTTTTCTTTATTAAAATCAGCTACATAGTTCAAATGTTCTAATGAGTTCATATTGTCACCATGTCCCTGCTCGTCTACTAAGCCACAATAGTAGCCGATCTAAACATGGATTGACAAGAAATAAACCTAGGTTTACACCTAGGTTGTTCTAATTTTGCTCGATCTTGCCACACCTATCACAGGGTGTATGGTGGCAACTTCATTTAATGGGAAAGTCATCCTCGAATAGCCATTATTAAAGCTATCTAAAAAGATTTGTCCGTTACGAATTGCCGCTAAGGTTTTCACCATTACGTCTCCACTCATCAACCGAACAATAACCTCTTCACCTGTTGCTGGTTCTGAGTCTGGGTCTACAATCACAGCTTCACCTTCCAGTATTCTCGGAGCCATGCTATCCCCTACCACTTTCAGGGCATACACATTCCGACCTTTTGCTGGAAAGTCAATATAGCTATCACCAAAGCCTGTAGGAAAGTCTAAGTTAAACCATTCCTTATCTGGCCCCGCTTGCGTATTGCCAACGATTGGTATTTTCGTTGTTACACAAGTCGCTGATGAGTTCGCGCCTCCGTAATACAGCCAAACCAGAGATACGTCCAATTTTTCACATATCTTGGCGGCGTACTCAATCCCCATCGTCATACCAGCTTCCCATTTAGAAACCATTGTGATGGAGCTACCAGCTGCCTTTGCTAATTCTGTTTTTGAGAGAGCAAGCTCTTCTCTTCGCATTCTTATGCGATCACCCATTTTATTCATATGTATATATTAGCAGCAAAGTAAACCCAAGTTTACCTGTTTTTTAAACTCAAACTGTGTTTAGAATCACCTAAACCTAGGTTTACTTTTGTCTGTCCTATGAGTAGAATTACCGTATGAATACAGTTGACGTTATAGATTACTTTGGGTCTAAGCCTAAAGTGGCCAAAGCACTAAAAGTATCAAAGCAAGCTATTAGCAAGTGGGGCAATAGTGTCCCTGAGTTACGCCAGTTCCAATTGGAAGTCATTACTAATGGCGAGCTTAAAAGCGACTTCACATCCACAAAGATACTCAAGGAGGGGCAGCAATGATATGTCGAGCGAACGACAGCAACTTAGCGCAGATTGTCATAAGACATACGCTTGCCTGTTTTGAAGCTACTAACGTACGCCGTGACGAGTTTGTTAAAGGTGTATTGATTAGTAATTTGATCGAGTCTGGAGCATTAGGCGAAGAGCCAACTGAAGCAGACACGTTCCAACGCTGGCAAAAAACCAAATGTAAGCAGATAGAGCGAATCATTAAAGAAGATTCCCCAATGCCTGCAGATTTTGTCTTTGGTTGGATAGCTGCCTTACCAGAAGAGTATCGTTCTAAGTGTATGAATGATGTTTGTGGGGCCATGGGCACTTTTTACACCCCTCTTTCACCGATTGGCACTAGTACCAAACTTACAGAAATGCAGGCAAGCCTGTCTGATGTATCGAAAGAGTTTGCAGATGTACTTCAGCATTCTGAACCAGCTATGGATGGTGTTTATAACGATAAAGATAGCCGTGCTGGTTTGCAGCAGCTTTCTAATGAATTGTTTGAACTTATCGCTACCAGTTTCGTTGAGCTAGGGGCGATTAAAAGCGCCACTGGGATCTTACCTTCAGCTTATTTGTCTATGGCAAACAGTCAGCTTTTTAAGCAAGGCTAAGAGAGGTAGCAGTGCGATATAACAAAGAAGGACTACGGGAAGAGATCCGACAAGCACTGCTAGTTGTTCCTCGTACCAAAGGTCAGTTGGAAGGCTTTGAGAATAACGGCAGCAGCAACATTAAATACCAGAAGCGCCCAAGCCGAGAGGTTGTTGTAGGTGTTGATAGTGAAGGTAATGAAACAACAAGCCGTATTGATGCTCAACCAATCACAACGTTAGCGTGCAGAACATTCAAGAAGTCACCAATGCCTCTGCCTCCGCAAGCTTTTAAATTTACCAAATTAGTTAGGGCAATGAATAACGCAAGATCGTGCGTTGCTGAGTGGCTACGCTACTGCTACAGCGATGGTGCTCAACTCCCATCACGCGAGTTTTTGTTGGAGCTCCTTGTGGAATTTCACTCTCAGGAAGAACGAGCGTTAAGAGGCTCATCTGCAGAACTAATTAAACACCTTGCTTTGTTGGCGTGCCAGCAGAAGCGAGACCAAATTAACGCAGGCAAGGACTTGTTGGCGCAAACAAAGATTGCACAGCTATCAGGAAAGAGCGAAGCGGCTTGGAATAAGCGATGGGCATGCCGTTGGAACCGCCTGCTTCGAATTATTGAATCATTCGATCAGGAGGGATTAGACCATGTGTATGAATGGGGCCGCCGCGGAAAAATTACCAGAAGGAATGGCCACGTGCCTTTGCAACGTCGCACACAGACTGCAACCAGAAATGAAATGGTTGCCTGAATGGCGATACAACAAAGAACATAATTTATTAAAGCTGGAGTGCCCAAACTGCAAATTTAGCACTCCAACATTCGACAACAAGAACGCCGTTATAGCTTCTTGGAGCATGTGTAACAGACCTGGCAACGCTCACATATTGATGATGTGGAAACGTGACTACGCTAGGCAAAACAACCAAGCAGTCAATAATGCTGCTTAAGCCAGGAGATAAAAATGAAAAGTATAAATTCAATAGAAGCAAGGACTTTAGAAAGTAATAGTGAACGCTTTACTTTTGAGTCTTATTTTCAAGCGGAAACATACTTAGAAAAGCAAGGTTATCACTGTGAAAATGAACGTTGGATGCAGAGTGAAAAACCTATTGCGACCGTGGTCGCAAAGCCAAATGGTGTGACAGTCGAATTTAAGAATACAGAACATTAATAAGAGAACGGACATGATTTTTAAAGAAGCAACAATCTATCGGCTGTTTGAGTTCAAACACAAATTGGAAACGTTCAATGAGCAGCTTGGCAAGTATCGTCATTCACCAATTAATGAAACCAGCACTTTTTCAGGTGGCTTCCGTCACCCAGTTAATCCTGATTATGAAGAGTTGACCATTCAGCTTGGTAGCTTATTTGGTTTCGCGTACCGCATGGAAGAAAAGAAAGCCCCTGTTTCTCAGGTTAATGAACTGACGAACAAGCGCATTAAAGAATTGGAAGATAAAGGTACCGTTGTTAATAAGCAGCTTAAAAGTGACATCGAAGATAACGCTAGAAAAGAAGTGCTCAAAATGCAGGTGCCTAGCGTGCATGTTGTTACTGGTTTTATTGATGCAGATGGTGGATGGGTTTATTTGAACTCTAAATCATCAAAGCTTTGTGAATTGGTATTAGGTGCGTTGCGTAAGGCCGTTGGCTCATTTCGTGTTATGCCTGGTCGAACAGAACGTAACCCAAGCAAAACATTGAGCCAGTTTTTATGCACAGAGGAAGTGAAGCTTGCAACAGGTTTGCATGTTTATTTTGACGGCAAAGTAAAAGCTGTTGGTGAGAAAGCATCGCAAAAGCTGAGTTTTGAAGGTATCACACTAGAAGACAATGAAATTGAAGCGCTGCGTTCGCGAGATATTATCCAAGCGGACATGTACTACGACTGTCCTCTTGGTGATGATGATTTTGAGCGATGGTCTTTCACTTTCCACACGAAGAAAGGCGATCAACCTTTCTATCTCAGCAAAATTACTCACGTCCCATTAAGCCAAGATAGCGAATCAGGTTACTCATACGGTGTTGAAGATGAATGTTTTAATGCTGACTGGCTACTTACCGCTAACCTTCTCCGCGTTATCAATCAAGCGTTGGGTGAATCATTCGGTGGTTTCGTTGATTTCGAAGATGATCAGAAAAAAGGCATCGCAGAAGTAGAAGCTGACAAGGATGGTGTCATTTGGGCTTCAGATATTCAAAAAGCAGTTTCTAAAGGTTTACCTGAAGGTATAACCGTTAGTGTTGGTGAAGTCGGTGAGTCTCTTTATTCAAAGGCGAGAGCATTGGTTATTAGTGAACAGCGAGCATCGGTTTCAATGCTGCAGCGTGCATTCAAAATTGGTTACAGCCGCGCTGCTGAGCTCATTGAAAAGATGGAAGCACAAGGTGTGGTTTCTAGTTCTACTAATAACGGTTTACGTGAAGTATTAATCAAGGATGGTGAATAATGGCCAGTCGCGGAGTAAATAAAGTAATTTTGGTTGGCCACTTAGGTCAGGATCCTGAAATCCGTTATATGCCTAATGGCGGCGCAGTGGCAAATATCACTCTCGCTACTAGCGAAAAGTGGCGTGATAAAGCAACAGGCGAACAGCGTGAAAAAACAGAATGGCACCGTGTTGCTCTGTTTGGCAAGATCGCGGAAGTAGTGGCTGAGTATCTACGTAAAGGTTCTGAAGTTTATATTGAGGGCCAACTTCAAACGCGCAAATGGCAAGATCAAAGCGGTCAAGACCGTTACACCACAGAAGTTGTTGTTCAGCCTTACAAGGGAACAATGCAAATGCTTGGTGGTAAGCGTCAAGAATCTTGGGGTCAGCCGCAGCAACCACCTTCACCACAGCAACCATCACAACGACCAGCTCCCCAACAACGAGCACCGCAACAGCAAGCGCCAAAGCAAGCAGGTTGGGGGCAGCAGCAACATCCGCAGCAATCACAGCCTCAATACAATGAGCCCCCGATGGATTTTGACGACGATATCCCGTTCGCTCCCATTGGGCTTCAATACCCAGCCATTGTGCATTGCATGTAATGGCAATGTTTAAGTTAAAGCTAATTGTTGGCAGCGTAATGTTTTATAGCCTTTGCGCTGCCCTACTCTACATACAACAGGCTTGATCATGCTTCCATCCGATTCTAGTGAACTTCAGGCGTATGTCATGACGCATAACCGCATGACTCAATCACAGGCGCAAGCCTGGTTAGACAAATGGGCGCCTAGCTGGAGAACGGAAGAACCGAATAAGCCTGTTAGTGTTATTGAATACACTGGTGACGATAATGAAGAATAAGGTAGTTCACTCGGTTGATACCGAATTAACACTCAATGACGAGAACTTTAATCGCATCTTCTCGGCTCATAAATGCACAAGCGTTCGTCTTGGTAATAAAGATATTCACCCAGGCTTTGCACATATTAAAAACGAAAAAACAGGACAACTTCTACCAGTCAATATTTGGTATGTAAATCACTGCTTGTTATCAGACCTTGAACTTAATGATGCAAGGCTAGATGGTTTTGCAACGATGGAAGATTTAAAAAGCGAGCTTCGCCGTTGTTATCAGCGTCCAATTGGTGATCGTGAGGTAATCACTCAAGTCCATTTTGATGTTGTTAAAGAAGAGAATGTTGCGTGAAAACTAAAGTCTATATTGCAGGCCCAATGAGTGGTCTGTCTGAATTTAACCGTCCAGCTTTTCACTTGGCTGATGTTTTGTTAACCAAATCTGGCAAGGTGGTTTTAAACCCAGCAACACTCCCTGAAGGATTATCTCAGCCTGAGTATATGGATATCTGCTGCGCTATGGTTCGCTGTGCTGATGCATTGTTTATGTTGAATGGTTGGGAAAGAAGTAATGGTGCAGTCGCGGAATACCATCTGGCTAAAAAGCTAGGTAAAGACATCCTTTTTCAGTCTGAAAATTCATTACAGGCATTAAGTGCTAAAGCTTACGAGCGAGAATCAACCAGTCAATCAAATGAATACGCAGTTAAGTTGACGTTTGAGGAGCTGAAAGAGATTGAAATAACCGATTTAATGGACTCATTTAATAACGCTATCGTTACTGGCTATATTGATAATCGCCTTGAGATGATCATCAATCTTGGTAAGTTTCTTGAGTCTCATCGCCCTGAGAACAACGGAGTAGCTGCGTAATGGAAACCACACAATTTATCCTTACGGTTCCTACGATGAATGAGATTTTTGGCTGGCTAGTCTTTTACCTATGCATTGGCAATGTGGTTGCTTTGGTCGGTTGTTTTGGCCTTGTTATGTCCGACTATGGCAGAACGGTAAGAAACGGCACTGCATTTCAATCTCTTACCATATCGGTTCTCTATTGGCTGTTATGGCCCCTAGCTTTACATGAGATAAAGGGGAGTTATAAAGGGTTTAACCGTGATTATCGTTATTACAGATAGTTAATTATAAAAAGGAAAATAAGATGAACGAAAAGCTTGTAGAAATGATTGAAAATTGCGGACTGGAAGTTGATGACGTTGCTCACATTATCGAAGAAGCTCAACGGCAAATTGCAGCAACAAACCGCCCTGTTTTGATGAGTCGTGATAATCCGACGGGTTGGAAGTTAGAGTCACTAACAGAGAAGTTGCGTATTGAGATTCAAGCCAAGTCACTAAACATTGCGGGTGACATGTCCATTGAGGCGCAAACCGTAACTAACAATAATTTCCAGATCATTGGGCTATTAATGCAAGTTGAAGCACTGCAGCGCCAGTCTTTTGCGGTCATGTCGCAACTAGGTAAAGACCAAGGGCCAACGGGCAAGCCAAGAATTGGCAATTAAGGGAGACACCTCTCAATAGCTAGTTGTTTTTCTTGAATGAGAGGTCGTGGTCACACTCACGGCCTTTTTCACCAATAAGACTAGCTTTCCCCGTGACCAATAATTAGTGTCGTCCTGACTTTAAAACGCCAGGAGAAGTTATATGAACCAGATTAAAAACACCCAAGAAAACCTAGTAAAAGAAATACTTGAAAATGCATCGTGCGGCCCACAAAGCGCCGAAAGTATTGGTGGGTATGCAATGGCTAGGGGTATGGCAAGTTTGCCGCACGTGGCCTTTGTTATGGAGCAATTAAGCCAAGCTGGACAATTAAAGAAGATCCCAGATGGTCGCTACATTACAACCGATCTCGGTGAATTGATGCTGCTAACGCTAAACACTACATCTTGTGTACTAATCACAAATAAAACACAACATGCAGTTGCAAATGTCCTATAGTTAGGGTATAAATTTACCAAAGTGCGGTTTTTGTAACCGTGAACAAATTGAAACCTCGCCAAATGGCGGGGTTTTTTCGTATTTGGGCGCAGCCTTGAGTACCTGAGACCTGCTTTTGCAGAGAGGGAGCTGTGCATCTTCTACGGCAATGAAATGGGCGACTGTGAAGTGCGGGAACACCTCACAGCCATCTGACCTATTACGCTAGTCATAAGCCAAACCAAGGCCCATCCAGCTTTGCAAAGCGGTTGGAGTCTACACGAAAGTGAGACTATATGACAAAACTAATAGAACTGCGTTGCCCTAAGTGCGGCGCGAAATTATGTGAATTTATTGGCACTGTTTCGATTAAATGCAAGCGGTGCAAAACTTTGATTAAGGAGAGTGCCAAGAGCGCCTAAGCTCGGAGGCACTATTGAACCATTCCTTCTTAAATAACACGGTGCAGCTGTTTAATGCAGATTGCCTGTCTTATCTTAAAACCTTACCAGATAACAGCGTCGACCTTGTTTTAACTGATCCACCTTATTTCCAAGTAAAGAAAAACGCTTGGGATAATCAGTGGCCAGATGTTGAAACGTTCTTGGCGTGGTTAGACGAGATCATGCTTGAGTTTTGGCGAGTGCTAAAACCTTCAGGCAGTATTTACTTGTTTTGTGGCCACAAGCTTTCTGCAGATACTGAATTGCTTATGAGGCAGCGCTTTAATGTGCTGAACCATATCATTTGGGCTAAGCCAAACGGCCCATGGCGCAGAATGAGAAAAGCGGATTTACGGTCCTTCTTCCCTGCTACTGAGCGTGTACTGTTCGCTGAACACTACGGTTCGGAAGGTCATGCTAAAGGCGTGGCTGGTTATGCGAAGAAGTGTTCTGAATTAAAGAAAGAGGTATTCGAACCTCTGATTCAATACTTCAAACAAGCCCGTGAGACGCTTGGCATTTCAGCAAAAGAGATCAACAAAGCTACTGGCACTCAGATGTGTTCACATTGGTTTAGTGCCAGTCAGTGGCAACTTCCTAATCGAGAACAATATGAAAAGCTGCAAGCACTGTTTGCTGAACATGCTGGAAAGCTTGAACGCTCTCATGAAGAACTAACCAAAGAGTACGATGCGCTTAATGCGGACTATCAGTCGTTAACTCGTCAGTATGACGATCTTAAAGCTGAGTATGAAAGCTTGCGTCGTCCATTCAGCGTCACCAGTGACGTGCCTTATACCGATGTTTGGACATTTACTCCTGTCGCGTATTACCCAGGTAAACATCCATGCGAAAAGCCAGCGGAAATGCTGGAGCATATTCTCACTGCCAGCAGTCGGGAAGGTGATGTTGTGCTTGATGCTTTTATGGGTTCCGGCTCTACGGGTAAAGCGTGTGTGAAGTTAAACCGCCGTTTTATTGGTATTGAGATGGAAGAAGGCACTTATTTGTCGACGGTTGATTCATTTAACCAGTTGTAAAACGCAAAAGCGTGAGGCTCCTAATGCTAGAGAAAAAACAACTATGGCTGACTGCTCTAGCTGGAGTTGTCGCCGCTTTTTTTATTGCGAAAGGTGAGAAGGTTACCCAGTTCTTTGCAGGTTGGGTGACTGTTCTCGGTGCATTTTCAGTCAGTGAGTGGGGTGTAATTGGAGGCCTGTTCTTAGGTCTAGCTTCTTTCATCCTAACTTGGGTTTATAAGCATAAAAATCATGAAGTGCTCAAGTCCAAAGTGGCGAGCGGAGTACCGCTAGAAACACTTCTTGAAGAGGACGATCGGTAATGAAGGCTAAAAACAAAATTGTTTGTTCTGTCATGGCCATCATTGCTCTTATCACCGGAGGGGTTGTTCAAAGCGACCTGATGGTTTCACAACAAGCCTTGGAGATCATAGGCAATGCAGAGGGATGCCGACTGGATCCTTATGTTTGCCCGTCCGGCTTAATCACTAACGGTGTGGGGAATACTCATGGCGTAGATGATAAGCCGGTGACTGAAATTCAAGTCGCAGAGGATTGGGTTAAAAACATCAAATCCTCAGAAAAATGTCTCGTTGCTTCGATGGGTGATGCTCCGATGAGCCAAGGGCAAATTGATGCTTTCACATCATTTATATTCAACACAGGCTGCACGCGATTCAGACATAACCCTGATGGCAGCGAGACACGCATTTACAAACACATTCGCCAAGGTGACTACACCAAAGCTTGTAACGAGCTTAAGTTTTGGGTGTATGGAGCTGGTAAGAAGTTACCAGGTCTAGTTAAGCGGCGACAGAAAGAAACGGAGCTCTGTTTTGCTAACTAAGATGAACGGCATTTTTATTGTGGTACTTGGGTTGGTGATTGGTTTCTTTTCTTTGCGTGTTGATTATTTGGAACAGCAGATTGAATCGAAAGACTCAACCATTGCAACCAAACAGGCTGAACTTGCAACAGCCAAGTTATCCATTGCAACCGTCACTCAGGTCAATACAGATTTGAATTCAACGATTAATACGCTCACTCAGCACCTTGCCGATGAGCGTAAAGCCGTTGATTACATGAAAACCTACAATGCGACCGTGGACGCAACAGTGAATCAAGCCGTCGGTGAACTAAAAGGACTACTGCAGAATGAAGAAGATGATTGTGGCTCTAAGCGTTTGCCTGCCGATGTTATTGACAGCATGTGGCAGCACTACCGATCTCCAAGTGGTGACGCAGACTCGTGATGTGGCAGTTCTTCCACCAGCGGCTTTCCTAACACCTTGTGATATTCCTTTCGATGGCCCTCCCCTTACAAGGGATGAAGCTGTTGAACGTGACCTAATTTGGAAGGGTGCGTTAGAGAAGTGTGGGCAAAAGCCCGACAAGATCAAACAGTGGTACCAGGATAAGCAGGCCGACAAGTAGCGTCGATTAGCGCGAGCACATTCCTTATATCCATTGCTTACTCTAAAGCCAGCCATGTGCTGGCTTTATTTCTAAGTGGGTTTACGAGCCTCTTTAGAAATAACTTGAAATGAGCATGAACAACCGAGGGTGTCACCATGTAGTGATTAACTTCCACGTGGACAGGTAACGATAACTGAACGGGCAGACTAGGCATTCGTTACGGAAACCAATCTCATGACAGTCAGAGCCTGGACAATCCACCGGACTCTGACAAACCCGAACCAACTCAAGGAAAAAGTCGATAGATATGTGGGTGGTGCATTGGATTGCATGTATCCAATCGGCGCAACGAGGTAGCTATGTTTGAAGCAATTCTGAATACACAAGGGCAGGCGTTAGAGCGATTGATGAGCAACCAGCCAACCGCTAACCCAACAAAGATGGAGTTAGCAAAGCAGCGCCTTGAGGAGTCCATTTGTTTAGCTATTCAAGCATCAAAGGAAGTGACCGATGGCAATGTTCAAGCACAGGCTGACTAAACAGCAGATAGAAGAAGACTACACACATTACGCCTTTCTATTTGGTGTTGTGCCTATCTACTTCAATGAACAGACCAACGCTGTCTGCGTTCGCAATGGGTGGCCTGAGTGGTTGCTGGACTTCTTTGAAGGATTGTTTGCGGTTTACTGCATTGCAGCCACATCAATCAATCCAGAGCTGGATCCTATGTTCCCAATCAAACTAACCAAAGAGATAAAAGGTAGTGGCCATGAAACTAATTGATAACTGGAAAGAGTCAGGAAAGCTGTGGAGTATCCAATGGGCACTGGCCGTCGTGGCTATGAACCTGCTGGCTTCTCTGCTCCCATTGATTGAGGTGCATGTAAGTGTGCCAGTGTATGCAGGGCTGAACGCTACTGCAGCTGCGTTGACGATCATCTTTCGTGTTCTTTCTCAGACACCTAAGCCTGTCTAATGCGACCGCGGTCGCAATGGGTCCTTCCGGCGCATCTGGAACCCCACGGGGGCATGACCTCGCAGAAAACCTCTCACTTTTAAATTTTTTTCGTTTTTCAGGGTTTCCGGTTTCCGCATGAAAGAGCAGCTTTTTAATCCGAATATCAAGTTTGGCCAGAAGCAAATCGGTGACCTACTTGGTATTTCAGATCGCCAAGTCAGAAACCTGCAAAACCAAGGCGTACTGCCGAAAGCAAAGGGTCGAGACGGTATTGATCCTATGGAGTGCATTCACTCCTACATAAGTTATAAGGCAGTCGAAAAGCCGACTGAAGAAGAACCGGAAACACCTACCGAAGAATCGGAAAAACAGCGCGAACAACAGCTCAAGAATGATGAGCGTGAAGAACGCATATTACTCAACCGAACAAAGCGCCTGGTACTCGAAAAACAATATGCTCCTATCTCAATCATCACAGACACCATTTCAATGGTTGCGATTGCGTTGCGAACCCGAGTGGATTCGTGGCTACCGAAGTTGAAGATGGCATGGCCGGATATGCCGCCAGAGCAAATCGAGGTACTTAAGCGAGAATTGGCTATGGCATTGAATGAGCTTGCAGACGTTAAACCAGATCTCTCAGCATACGAAGATAGCGATATCGAGAGCGGTTTCGCGAGCCTTGAATCCATTGAAGGCGACGATACCGTTAACCGGAGTTGAATGGTCGGATAAATATTTCAGACTACCAGAGGGTAGCTCTCAAATAGCAGGTGCTTGGGTAACGCAACCACTGCAGGTGGCGTTACTTAACATGATGACAAACGACAGCATTCGTTTGTTGGCTGTAAAAAAGTCCGCACGTCTCGGTTACACAAAAATGGTTGTAGCCGCTTTGCTTTATTTAGCAGAGCACAAAAAACGCAGTGCTGTTATTTACCAGCCAGTCGACGATGAATCTGATGCCTTTGTGGTTGATGAAGTTGATCCTGCTATTGCAGAGATGCCCGTTATTCAGCGAGTTTTCCCCGACTGGAACGTAAAGAGCGAGCACAACAAAGTTTCAAAGAAAGTCATGATTGGTTCAATCCTAGACTTTCGAGGCGCCACATCACCAGGTAACTTCCGACGACTAACCAAACAAGTCGTGGTCGGTGATGAGGTAAACGCCTGGCCACTTGAAGTTGGCAAAGGTGGGAAAGGCGAAGGTAACCCTATCAAGCTTGCATTGCAGCGCTTAAAAGGGGCCAGCTTTCCAAAAGCCATATTTGGTACAACGCCAACGGTTGTTGGCCACTCGCATATCTCCAACATTCTTGAAGATTGCGACCTTACATTTCGTTTTTATCTCAAATGCCCTCATTGCGGTACCGAGCAGGTACTGGTTTTTGGTGAGCGCGATGGAGAGATGAAAGAGTACGGCCTGTTATGGGATGAATCTCAAGACACGGTTGAAAAGAAAGCCAGAACGGCACATTACAAATGTAGCAACGTGGATGACTGTGGCCAGTCTTTTAATTATTCCGACCTGACCAAAATGGAGCAGGAAGGACGATGGATGGCTGAGGACTTCACGTGGACAAAAGACGGGATCCATTTCTTCACAGAAGATGGATTTCGCACTCAGCCTCCTCGAAATGTTGGCATTGAGATAAATGCTATCTACTCACTCAACCTTGATGGATGGGGGGAGATAGTTGCTGAATGGCTTAGAGCCAGAGGCAAACCTGAAAACGAACGGGCATTTATCAACACGGTTCTCGGTCAGGATTATGAAGATAAGAACGGTGAGAAGTTGGACTTTGAAGTGCTTAAAGAGCGCCGAGAAGTTTACAACGCTCCGGTACCTGATGGGGCGGTTTACTTAACTGGCGGTATTGATAGCCAGCGAAACCGATACGAATGCTACACGTGGGGTTGGGGGCCAAATGATGAAAAATGGCTGATCAACAAAACCATTTGCATGGGTGATTACGACAAAGAAAGCACCTTGGAAATGGTCGATAAAGTTATCAATCAAACCTACAAAAAAGCCAACGGCGCTGAAATGACCGTGGCTCGTTGGTGTTGGGATACGGGTGGTATTGACCCTGATATCGTCAACAAACGCAGTAAAAAGCACGGTCTATTCCGTGTCATACCAATTAAAGGTGCCAGTACTTACGGCAAGCAAATCGCCTCATTCCCACTCAAGCGCAATAAGAACGGCGTGTATCACACTGAAATCGGTACTGATACCGCGAAAGACTTGCTGTATTTGCAGATGGAGAAGTCACCACAAGCTAAAGATCAACCAATGGATGGGGTTATGCACCTCCCGTTGAATGATGAAGTTTGTGATGAGGTGGTGTGCCAGCAACTCGCATCAGAGCGACTGGTTGAAAAGTTGGTGAATGGCAAACGAGTTCTGAGGTGGGATAACGAAGGTCGACGAAACGAGGCATTAGATTGCCTGGTTTATGCCCTCGCTGCTCTCAGAATATCAACTAGCCGGTTCGGTATTAATTTATCCGAACTCAGCGAACCTCAATCATCCAGTAAAGACGAAATAGATATTGAGGCACTAGGTGCCGCATCGGGGTAATACATGACAGATCAGCAACGGTTAGATCAAATGCGGCTGGCTTATCAAAATCTATTGATGGGTAAGTCAGCTCGCGTCATTCAAAAAGATGGTCGTCGGGTTGAATACAGTCCGGCAGATAAGCAAAGCCTGCTTAGTGAAATTCAGCGGCTGGAAAGTATTGCAGGACAAAGCAGGCGTCGAGGCCCAGCGGGAGTGATTTAATGAAAGACGTACAAATTCTGCATCCGTCTGGAATGCCAGCTCGGCAAATGGCAGGTTACGAAGGTGGAAATGCGGGGTTTGGCGGTCAATTGGCAGAGTGGACGCCACCGTTAATGACGGAAGATGCAGCCCTGTTGCCAAGCCTTGATTTAAGCAACGCTCGCTCAGACGACTTAGTTCGTAACCATGGTTATGCAGCAGGCGGTATGCGTCTGCACCTGGATAACATTGTTGGTCATATCTTCAAACTTAATTGGCAACCAATGTGGCGTCGATTGGGTTGGACTGAAGATGAGTTCATGGATTTAAAAACCGATGTAGAAGCGGCTTGGTTGGAATATGCCGAGGATGACCGTTGTTACATTGATGCAGAGCGAAAGCGGACTTTCACCATGTTAGTCCGAGCAGGTATTTGTCAGCATTTTAATTATGGCGACGTAATGGCTGCAGCGGAATGGATACCAGATCGACACGCAGGTTATTCCACCTCCATTAAAATGATATCGCCAAAGCGAGTACGAAACCCGGGCAATGTCACGCTGATGGATTCAGATATTCGTGGCGGGATTAAGCATGGTCGTCATGGTCAGGCTCAGGGGTATTACGTCGCTGATATTAATCCGATGATGCCACTTGGCATGATCGCGAACAATTACCGCTACGTTAGCAAAGAAACGTGGTGGGGCCGAAGTAAGTTTATTCACGTATTTGATGCAAAAGACGATGGGCAATCTCGCGGTACCAACGCGCTGATGTCAGTTATGAGTCAGATGCACATGCTGGATAAATTGCAGCAAACCAAGCTGCAGAATGCCATAGTCAACGCCATGTTTGCAGCTACGATTGAATCAGAATTAGATTCGACCGAAGCTTTCAACTTTATAACTGGCGGTGAAGAAACACAAAAGAACATGTGGAACTGGATGGGCGCGGTTAATAAATACCACCGTGGCGCAAACATTCGCATGAATGGCACGAAAGTGTCTCACTTAATGCCAGGTGAAAGCTTAAACCTACAGCGACCATCGAATGCTGATAATGGTTATAGCCAGTTGGAGATGTCGATTCTTCAATACATCTCATCCGGTATTGGTGTTTCCGTTGAGCAATTAACTCACAACTTCCAAAACTCTAACTACTCCAGTGCTCGAGCAGCCTTGAATGAAAGTTGGCGTTACTTTATGGGTGATCGCAAGTTCATTGCTTCGCGATTTGCTACCCGTATTTTTTCGCTATGGCTGGAAGAGGCTGTTGCAAAAGGTGTTGTCAGACTTCCGAAAGGCACGAATTTCTGGCAGGCACGTTCTGCACTTTGCCGCTGTGATTGGATTGGCTCAGGCCGTCTGTCTATTGATGGTATTAAAGAAGTTAAAGAGTCCATTCTTCTTATCGAAAGCGGCCTTTCTACTTATCAGAAAGAGCTGGCCAAGATGGGCGAAGATTACATCGAGGTGTTTGAACAGCAAATGCGTGAGATGAAGATTCGCGAAGAGAAAGGATTACCAAGACCAAGTTGGTTGCAGGCCGAGCAGTTTGCTCCTGAGCAACCGGACGAACCAGCCAACAATGGGAGCAAAAATGAACCAAATAATCAGCCAGTTTAACCAATGTCCGGTTTTGCTAGCGCCGAGTCAGCTTAGTTCCCTTGGTGGTTTTAAGCCTCAGTTAGACACCAGCAAGTTATCAATGCAGGAATTGGCGTTGGCAACGGGGATCTCTCACGATGCCAAAATGAAACCCTATCAAGTTGTTAATGGTATCGCGGTTATCCGTATTCAGGGTGCATTGATTCACAACCTCGGGTGGAGCAGCAGCAACTACACAGGATACGACGTTATCAAGCGAAAAGTGGCTTTCGCTATGCAAGATAAAGACGTAAAGGGTGTATTCCTGCCTTTTCATACCGGAGGCGGTAGCGTCTACGGTTGCCCTGATACGGGCGACTTGATTCACCAATGCAGCAAGGTTAAGCCAGTATGGACCCTATCTGAAGATATGGCTTACTCAGCAGGGCAATGGCTACACGCTCAGGGCTCACGTCGCCTTGTTACTCAAAGCGGCGGTTTAGGCTCAGTGGGTGTTGTTGTGGCTCACGCTGACATGTCGAAGATGCTTGATGATTATGGGATCAATATGACCCTTCTTTTTGATGGCAAGCATAAGGTCGACGGAAACCCATACGAAGCGTTATCAAAAACCGTAAAAGACAAAATTCTTGCTGACTGTAAAAAGACGCGTGGCAGCTTCGCTTCTGCCGTATCGCGAGGAACAGGCATGAGCGTTGGTGACGTACTTAGTACCGAGGCGGAGTGCTACACAGGGCAAGACGCTGTTGATATTGGCTTCGCACAAGAAGTTGTCAGCAGCAATACCATCCTTAACGAGTTCATTGAGCACGTTAACAAACCGAAATCAGTAACCACATTAGGAAACGTCATGGATCCGAACAAAGACAAAAAGCAGGCCGACTCGCAGGCAACAGAGCAACAAGCGAGCACTACAGCGCCTGCAGTAACCGAACCTGCTCAGTCTGCGTCTGAGCAATCTCAACAAGCCGATGAACGTTCTCGCATTAAAGGCATTATGAGCTGTGCGGAAGCGGAAGGTCGTGGTGAGTTAGCTAACCATTTAGCTTTTGATACCAACATGAGTGTTGATGAAGCAAAAGGTATTCTTGCTGTAGCTCCTAAAGCAACCGTGGCGGCTTCACCTTCAGTGCAACAACCTGCTTCTGATGCATTTGCTCAAGCAATGGGTACCGAAGAACATCCAAATCTGTCAGCAGACGGTGTTGAAGAACATGCGGAAACAGGCTCTGTTGACGTACAAGCATCTGCAATCTTGGCTGACTTTAAAGCAGCAACGGGAGTGAAATAATGACAACCGAAAATTTAGATTACAGCGAAGTAATTACAGGTGACACTGACATTGAGCATGTGACGGTAATTATCGCATCTGGTGAAGATGTGGCTCAGTACACTCCACTGGTACATGATGAAACCAGCGGTCATTACAAAGCAGCTGTCGCGGCAACGAAAAAGGCTCAATTCCTTTCATCTTTTGCTGTTGATGCTACAAGTGGCGCAAAAACTCACACAGCCATCAAAGCGATTAGCATCGACCCTGCTGTCGTGGCCTATCCGGTAGGCATGGGTGACGAGCTGAAATCAGGTTTGTTTGCGGGTACGCCGATCAGTACTCAGTCGCCAGCATAACCAACTCTCTTTCATTTCTATAAAAGAGCCTTTATGGCTCTTTTTTCATTTCTGGAGTATCCATGAAATTAACAGCTTTAACGACTGCAGTGCTTATTGCACTCAAGCAGCAAATGCCGCCTCAATATGTGCCTGCACTTCGCAAGCGTTTAGTTAAAGGCGAAATCACTTTCCCGACCAAAGCGATTGCATTCGACAAGATTAAGAAAGGTCGAAAGTTAGCCCCGCTTGTTTCACCAATGATTTCCGGTAAGCCACAAAAGCAAAAAGGTGGCGTGATGACTTCGGTCGAACCGGCTTATGTAAAACCAACTGATACCGTAACCTCTGATCGTCTTCTAAAGCGTCAGCCTGGTGAAGCGCTTATGGGTGAACTGTCGCCAGCACAGCGTTTGAATGCTATTCGTGCTGACATTCTTAATGAGCAGTATGAAAGCATTGAGCGTCGTGAAGAGTGGATGCTATGTGAAGTACTCAAAACGGGCGGCGTGACATTGGAAGGCGAAAGCTTTGAAGCCATCCATATTGATTATGGTCGCAGCCCTGAAAACAACGTAACTCTTTCAGGTTCTGATCGTTGGAGCCAGTTAGACAAGCAAACCAGTGAAAAACCTCTAAAAGACATCGAAGATTGGGCAGCAAATTGCAACATCGTTGCTGACTTTGTTGTTATGGGTAAAGAAGCCTGGCGTGAGTTTCGCTCATTCAAGTGCGTCAAAGATTTGATGGACACTCGTCGTGGTTCATCATCTAAGGCTGAATCTGGTGCGCTAAATAATGCCAACTTTAAGTGGGTGGCGTCGGTTGGTGAGTTCGAGATCTACGTTTACACAGGTGCTTATGAAAATGAAGCAGGCACTGATGAAATGTACATCGATGCAAACGGCGTAGTAGTTACAAACGAAGATCTTGAATTGTATTTTGCTTATGGCGCGATTCAGGACGTGAAAGCCAATGCAATGGGTATCGTAGAAGCAACACGTTACCCATCCAACTGGTTTAGTGAAAACCCAAGTGCAGAGTGGCTGCAAACCCAGTCTGCGCCGATTCCAGTTCTTCTGGATGCTGATGATGTGTGTTACGCACGCATTTAAATTTGACCTAAAGAAATGATTGCGACCATGGTCGCAATCACTTTCGGAGAACAACATGGCCAATAAAACAGAACTTAATGCTCAGCTCGACTTTTTAGAAGCTGCGCTGGATGAAGCAGGGGTGGAGTATGCCAAGGTCAACCGCGACCAGACCAATGCTGATCTTGAAAAAGAAATCGCTCGCTTGGAATCGCTACTGCCGGATGAAGGCGATGCTGATACCTCGGGTGAGTCATCTAATGATGAACCGAAAGAGCAAGACCAGCAAGCTTCGCAGCCAGAACCACAGCAAGCGGAAACGCAAGCAGCAGAACCTACGGGCAAAAACCGCACGGTCAAGCTTTTCAAAGGAGTGAATATTGAAATCACTCTCGCTGGTAAAAAGATGGTGCTGCAGGGTGATAAATCTCACTCTCTACCTGAAGACCGTGCTCGCTCTATTGTCGCTGAGAACTTAGGAGTGTTTGAGGATGATGGGGTTTGATTTTGAATCAGCCTTGAATGAAGCCGATGACATTATCTTTGAAACATTCGCAAATGTAAGCGTATCTATTGAAGGTCGAGACGATGCTGTTCCTGGCATCTTTGATAACCCATCAGCCATTAGTGCGTTAACAGGCGGTGGTCAAATTTCTGATCGAGACAATGAGCTTTTCCTTCAAAGTCACAATGCAACGGGTATTGCACGCAGAACGGTCGTTACCCTGACCTTTTCTGATGGCTCGGATAAAACCTATCAAGTTAAAAATCCAGAACCTGACGGATCAGGTATCACTAAGCTGACTTTGGGTGAATTCAATGGCGATAAATCCTCAAAACCTTCTATTCGATATTGATTTAGAAGAGTTAGAAGCCGTTAAACAAATGCTTGGTGGAACTGAGAAAGAGTTTCGCCAAGCCTATAACCGAGCATTATCACGAACGGCTGTAACGTTGAACATGTTGGGCCGTCGTTTATTGCGAGATGAATTGCAAGCAAGAAACATGAAGGCAATTCGCAAGCGTCTTCAAAAATTTCGCTTAAGAAAAAGCGGTAAGGCTCTTGACGAGTTGAAGCTTTGGTTTGGCTTGAATGACATGCCAATAAGCAAGCTTAAAGGCAGGGTAAGGCGATTAGGTACGAAGAAGTCACCATTAGGTGCAGAATTTAAACCGTCATCTTCATCGCTAAGCTCTCAGATGTATTCTGATTCTTTTGTGGCAAGGCTAGGAAAAAGAAAATCCATTTTCACCCGTAAGGGCCAAGCTCGCTATCCGGTACGAGAAGAAACCATCCCGATTAACGATGCAATTCACGTCAAAATCGAAGATGAAATCTTTGACCAAATTCCAGATATTTTTCTCAAGCACTTTATCACTGACTTAAAAGGGCGGATTGCACAACGATGAGTGACGGAATTCATTTAACCGACTATCACCAAGCGGTGAAACAATGGCTGGCAGATAACTTGCCTTGGCTGAATTCGGTGGACTTCTACCCAGAAACCCAGACCGCACTTAAAGCGCCATGCGCGTTCTTTGGGGTGATGGATTGGGAACGGTCAGAAACTCAACCGATGAATGGCCAGCTGGCCGTCACGCTGAATTGTGAAATCCTCGCCGTTCTCGGGATGGCAGAAGCGCAATATCAGCTTGAAATTCGTAATGCTGCTATGGCTATCGGCTTGAAAGTGGAAGAGTGCCGCTTTGGCATGGCGATTGAGCCTGCCGTGTTTGTCAGTGCTGAGCCTGATGCTTTTAACCCCGAACTGGACGAGTACGCAGTGTGGTCTATTCGCTTCAATCAAGATGTTGAAGTGGGAGAGGATGCGTTCAAGCCGGAAGGGTTAACGCCAACCATGGTTAAAGTCGGATACTCGCCAGACATTGGTCAGGCTAATTCAGACAAATATGAACAGGTGGTACCGGATGAGTGATTTGCCTTACATCGTCCGTGATCTGCAGCGGCGTATGGCGAACATGATTCGCCGTGGTCGAGTGCATAGCGTGGACTTTGAGCAGTCACCGCCTCGGGTAAAAGTTGAATATGAAAAAGGTGCGGTAACGGGTTGGCTTCCTTGGATTTCAGGGCGTGAGTCAAACAAGCATCGCACCGACTGGGAACCGCTTGCCATTGGTGAGCAGGTGATCATCTTGTCAGAGTCCGGTGAGCTATCTTCAGGCGTGGTGCTTCCATCCTTACCGGATGCCACAAGCCCAGTGCCTAGCATCTCACCAGATGAACACGTCAGCCGTTATGAAGACGGCACCACCTTTACCTATAACCGAAAAACGCACACTTTGAGCATCGATGTTCAGGGTGATGTTAATTTTCATGCCACGGGCAATGTTACGGGCCATATAGAAGGCACTGCTGATTTTCATACAGTGGGTAATGTTACTGGTCTTATCGAAGGCGATGCAGATTTTCATACAGTGGGTAATGTTACGGGACTTATCGAAGGTGATGCGGAATTTCATACAAAAGGCAATGTGATTGCTCAGGTAGACGGTACTGCAGATGTGACCGTGGCTAAATCGACTACGGTAAAAACCGATTCAACATTGAATGTGGAAGCGGCCAAAGACATTAATATCAAAACCAGTACCAATATGGTGCTGGATGCTTCAGGCAATATTGATATTAAGGCTGGCGGTAACGTGAAAGTCACAGGCTCACGGGTGGATCTGAACTAATGAGTTGGAATCCTATTGAACCAGAATTGTTTCAGCTGCCAGATACGGCGGTAAACCTTGATTACCTGATGTCATATCAGGTTGAAGAGGGGGAAACGGTTCTGAGTTATACCTGGTCGTTGTCACCAGATGAACCGAACCCGTTCACTATCTCTGTAGATTTAAGTGGTGTTCGATTGCAGGCAGCGAGTTTAGCTGGTCTGTTTAAGCCGGATTTCCTTGATTATAGGGATGGTGATCAGGTGCTAAGGGTATCTGACTGGCCAGAACTGCCACCTTGCAAAGACTTGGTGGAGTTCAAGCCAAGCAGTATTAGCCAACTGGATTACACCATCACGGTCACTGTTACCGTGAAATCAACTGACCCAGACACAAGCCAAGAATTAGAAACTGAGCACAGCAACAGCTGGACAATGGTGATTTTGCACGATTACAGCTCAGGTAAGCAGAAATTACTGGAGTACATGCAATGCCAGCCGTAACCCGACAAGGTGACGGAGGGACAGGCCACGGCGCTTTCCCTCCAAGAACCAGCACTGCAGGCAGTGGAGATGTGTTTTGCAATGGCGCTCCGGTACACCGACAAGGTGATGCTTGGGGCGTGCATTGCGACCCTTCACCGTCTTGCCATGCTGGCAGCTTATCCGGTGGATCATCGTCCGTATTCGTTAACGGCAAGCCTTTAGGGCGTGTCGGTGATGCTGTGGATTGTGGCTCAGTGGTAGCGGCTGGATCTTCAAACGTATTTGCAGGGGGATAACTACGATGCGTGGTATGGATGCCAACACAGGTCGAGCTCTCAGTGGCGTCGACCACTTGAAGCAGTCGGTGCGTGACATCCTCACCACACCCATAGGCTCACGCGTTATGCGCCGTGATTATGGTAGCCGACTGTTTGATTTGATTGATAACCCGGGCAATCCCGAAACAGTGGCAGATATTGTGGCAGAAAGCGCCCAAGCCCTGAAAAAGTGGGAAAAGCGGATAGAAGTATCACGGGTTATTGTTACATCCGCCCAACCTGGTGCGGTAATGCTGACCATAGAAGGCAAATATAAGCCCAATGGTCAGCAAATAACACTGGAAGGCATAGAGGTGAATTGATGGCCACGGTGAACGTAGACATGAGCCAACTGCCTAAGCCTGCGGTGATAGAGCAGTTGGACTATGAACAAATCCTGCAGGAATGGATCCAGCGTTATAAGGAATTAGACCCTGATTATCAGGAAGTCAATGAATCAGACCCTGTTTACAAGTTGATAGAAGTTGCTGCTTTTCGTGAAGTGGTGCTGCGTCAGCGCGTCAATGATGGCGCTCATGCCACCATGTTGGCCTACGCAACCAAAGAAGACTTGGATGTGCGCGGTGCTGATTTTGATGTTGAGCGCTTGGTTATTGATGAAGGGGATCCTGATGCGGTTCCTCCGCGTGAAAAGATAATGGAATCGGATGATGCATTTCGTTATCGGATCCAGCTGTCAAATCGAGCGAAGAACACAGCAGGTAGTGCTGATGATTATGAGTTCTGGGCGTTATCGGCGGATGGCCGTGTAAAAAGTATTGCAACAGACTCCCCAAAAGGCACCTTAACCGTGACGGTTTCAGTGCTTTCTCATGAGGGTAACGGTGCAGCCAGCGCAGAGCTGATTAAGTTGGTTGAAGATACGTTAACCCCGAAAGGGACACGACCACTCAGTGATGAAGTGGTGGTGCAAAGCGCCACTATAAATGAATTCGCTGTGGTAGCTGAATTGGAATTGTTCTCGGGGCCAGATGAATCCGAAGTACTCAAGGCCGCTCGAGAGCAGCTAGATAAATGGTTGTCTGATTCGCATCGTCAAGGTCTGGATTTAACCCTTGATGGTTTCTATGCCTCGTTGCGTGTACCTGGTGTTTATAAAGTGCATTTAACCTCGCCTGCTGCAGACATTATTAATGATCAGTTTAGTGCTGGTTATGCAAATAGCATCACGCTAACAGCGAGGGTGACAACATGACGGTGAATAGCCTGCTGCCACCCAATGCCAGCAAACATGAGAAAGACATAGAGGCGGTGATTTCACCGCCTCTTTCTTTTCCAAACCGTGATATCTGGAACCCAGATAAATGTCCTGAACACTTATTGCCGCACTTGGCGTGGGCGTTATCAGTCGATAGCTGGGATTCATCTTGGCCGACTGAACGTAAACGGCAGGTGATTAAAGACAGTATTTACATTCACCGAAAAAAAGGCACCCGGGAAGCTATTGAGCGGGTAACCAGCGCGATACGGGGAGATTATACGGAAGTAAAAGAGTGGTTTGAGGATAAAGAAAGGCTGAATCCAGGTGATTTTGAAGTGAACTATCTCTCAACCAGTCAGCCAATTGATATTACTGACTTGCAGAAGTTAGCCCCTGTTATTAATAACGCGAAAAACGTTCGCAGTAATTTGACTGGCATTAACATCACCAGTCGAATAGAAGCGCCTGAAAAGTTGGCTGCATTGAGTCGACAAGGTATCGCTATGAAGGCTGGGCCGTGGACTATCTCATCCATGGTTAGCTCATCAAATTCCGGCCTTGGCTGTTTTTCTCGTCAAGGTATCGCTATGAAGTCTGGCCCCTGGGTTATCCGTTGCATTGGTAACAACCCATTAGGTTCAGTTTGTATTTTCCGCATTGGGGTTCATTTACGTTCTGGCCCCTTACCGTTAGTTTTGGAGTAAAACCATGACACAACCCCCAGAGAACCAGCAACAATATGGTTCAATCCTTACTGTAGCCGGTGAAAATGCCGAGCAAAACGGTAAATTGCAAAACAAACAGATCACCTTTACCCACATTGCTATTGGTGATGCGAACGATACCTATGTCCAACCAGATCGAATGCAATCAGCACTGGTTAATGAACTCGCTCGTATTCCGGTCAACTCCGTCGATGTTCTCCAGCCCACACCTGACAGCGTACCGATGTTGAAAGTAGAAGCGATTTTGCCGGATAACGTCAATGATTTGGTCATCCGAGAATTTTCCGCGGTGGCCGAGTTTAACGGGAATACCTACTTTCATGCAGTTGGTAACTGTGCTCGAATTTACGTGCCACCACCAGTCAATAATGGAAATGTTTTAACCCCAGTTACGCTAGAGATGATTTTTGTCATTACCAGTGCCGACCCTATTGTAGAGATTGATCCTAATGTAGTTACGGCCAGTCGAGAATGGGTTGATGAGCAAAACGGCGCAGCAATTGAGCAATCGAAGGGCATTAAAATTCACCCTAAGAATGCTAGTAAGAGTGTAAAAGTTGGCGATTCCATATCTCTTGATGTGGAGGCTGTACGTTTCGATGGTCGTGTATATGCCCTTGTGCCTCAAACCGAAGGTGTCGTAGAACAAATTGATATTCAGTCTCGTCGTTTATATTTTGAAGGTGGGAAAATATCGAAATTACATGATGTCATTTCGAATTCAGGACCATTTCAGTTGCGCTCTGATGGTACTTTTTTCTACGTCTGGAATGTCAAAGATAATATAAACGTCCTTCGTTTTGCAGATTCAAGCAATTTGTCTGACGCTCACTTATCAGGCTTGCCGTTTGAAGTTCGAATGGATGGTCATAGTTTTATATCAAGTGCTAAAACGCGCGGCGGTCAAGTCGATCAGATATTTAGAACATCGGCATTTAGTGATTACATGTACTTTTCTGGCGAAGCGCCAATGGGGAATGAATGGTTCGGCTTTTCTGGCGACACGTTACCAGCTCGCGAAGATGGCTCAAAGAAAACTGGTGAATTTGGTTCGTCGGATAAATATGCATTTGATAATGCATTATTTTTTCCGTCAAATAGACCTGGCAACTTTAATGATTACAGCAGCTATGTACAAGGTAGCCAGTGGCCTTTCTTGTTTGAGCAAGGTGTAGCCGTTAAGCGCCGAAGTCGAGGTCAATACGGTTATCTGTGGCGTTATCAGGGAGATTTGAACTCAGAAATATTTTGTGTAGAGAGTTTAAATAATTTGCTCACATTCTTACCTGATGGTGTTTTGATTGGTAAGACATTATTTAAAACTGGCTCAAAAGACTATTCACTAGAACCATATATCAATACATATCATCAACCAATGCGTTTTGATAACTATGACTCAGAAGTTAAGCCAGGCATTCCTTTATCAATTAAGTTAGTTAAATCTGGAATCACTAAAATTGCTCGTGTCACTTTGAATATGTTTACAGGTTCAGGTGGTGATACGACAACATGGTATTGGAAAAAAGAAGTTCAAATTAATGGGATCGGAACCTTAACGACTATTGATGAAGAGAAAGGGAACATCGATGCTGGAATCACTGCGGTTGTTTTAGACAAAGACTCAGACGGTGATTTAGCACTATCTGTTAATTACGCTGGCGGATGGGGTGGCTCATTACGTGTATCAGTAAATGTTGAATTTATTTAAGGATAAATCATGGCTTTAGAACAAGAACATAATACACCATACGGATTTGCTGTAGATAATGCGTATTTTCGTGTTGATTTGGTCACTATTATTAGTAAAGCATCATTGCGTTTTGCGTTGCGAACATATCAAAATAAAGAAGCTGAAAAGTTTTTTGATGAAGAGTATTTTGCTATTCCATACAACATTGATGGTGAGAATCCATACAAGCAAGCCTACGATCATTTGAAAACATTAGACCGATTCTCTGCAGCCGTTGATGTTTAACCTTCGGTTTACTATTCACAAACCCCGCTTCGGCGGGGTTTTTTATTACCCGACGAATAGGAATTAGCTATGACGCAATTTCTCCATGGTGTGGAAGTTATCGAAATTGATGACGGTTCGCGACCAATCCAAACCGTAAAATCAGCCGTTATCGGTCTGGTTGGTACGGCGCCAAGTGCAGCTTCCGCAATTGCGGCAACGCTAACCCTTGGCAGTGCCATTTTGAACGATGGCATGGTGTTTACTGCTAAGAACGCAGGCACTGAAGGTAACGCTATCAGTATTGAAGTGGTAGACCCTACTGCTGCTGATGAAGCTCTGGCTGTCACGGTTGATGGCAACAAAGTAAAAGTCACGCTAGCCACCGACGCCAGTAAGGTCATTACTTCGACTGCAGTCGAAATTAAAACCGCTATTGAAGCCGATGCAGACGCTACCGCTTTGGTGGGTGTTGCCGTTCTTGGTGATGGTAGTGGTGATGTGGCTTCTGCCCCTCGCACTTATCTCACTGGCGGTGAGAATGAGCCTTTCCCTCTGTATAAGCCCGTTGCGGTTGCTGGTAGTCGTAAACGTGCTGAAGGTTTGGGTGTTGGCGGTACGTTACCTGCTGCAATTGATGACATCTTTGATCAAACAGGTGCTTTGGTCATTGTGGTTCGCGCTGAAAAAGGTGCGGATGATGCCACTACTCAGGCAAATATCATCAAGGCTATGCAAGGCTGGCTTGATAGCCAAACCGAAACCGGATACACCCCGCGCATCCTGATTGCACCGGAGTTTAGCCAGGTTGATGCGGTATCGAGTGAAGGTGAAGCGAAAGCCAAACGCCTACGTGCCATCTTCTACTCAGATTGTGAGCGTGTTGCTAGCTATACCGATGCTATCAAGCGTGCTCGTCAGTTTGGTGAGCGTGTTGAAGTAACTTGGCCATGGGTGCGAGTGTTTGACACTGAGCAGGCCAAAGAAATTGATCGTCCTTACTCAGCTCGTGCTGCAGGTTTGCGTGCGCGTATCGATGCAGAGAAAGGTTTCTGGTGGTCGAAGTCGAACCAGCAGGTTTATGGCATCGTTGGTACTTCTCAGCCAGTAGATTGGTCACTTGGTGACCCGAATACCACGGCTAACATGCTTAACGAAAACAAAGTGAGCACCATCATTCGTGAGGGTGGTTTCCGCCACTGGGGTAACCGCACTTGCAGCGTGGATCCTAAGTGGACGTTCGAGCAGACCCGCCGAACCGCAGACATCATCAATGACAGTGTGCAGCGCTCTCATATGTGGGCTGTAGACCGCAACATTACCAAGACTTACGTCGATGACGTTATTGCAGGGGTGAATGCCTATCTACGTGAATTAAAGGCGTTAGGAGCGATTCTAGGCGGTGAATGTTGGGCTGACAAAGAGCTGAACACACCAGAAACCATTCAAAAAGGTCTGGTGTACTTTGATTTCGACTTCTGTCCACCGTATCCGGCTGAGCACATCGTGTTCCGCTCTCGTTTGAACAATGATTATCTTGAAGAGGTATTTGGCTAATGGCAGGTGACAATTTACTTAGCCGCTGGGCTATTTGGGTGGATGGTATCGGTAAAGCCGGTAATGCCAAAGAGTACACGCCGCCCGTTCTAGAGGTGCTGACCTCTGATTTCCAAGCGGGTGATATGGATATGCCTATCCCAGTGGATGAAGGCATGGCTGGTATGGAAGCCAGCTTTGCACTGTTTGGTGTAGATGTGACTGTGCTGCCGTTGTTTGGCTTGCGTCAAGGCACCCGCACGGCGGTATCGGTTCGTTCTACATACACTGACCTTACAGGTGGCAGCTATGACCTAGTTGAAGAACTGGGTGGCATGATCACCAAGATTGAGCGTGATACTCAGGACACTGGTAGCCAACGTGACAAGGCAATGAAAGTAACCATGAAGTTGGACTATTACAAAGTGGTTCGTGCAGGTGTGGTTCTTATCGAAGTCGACCCAGTTAACCACGTTCGTAAGCTTGGTGGTATCGATGTCCTTGAAGGCATCCGCGCTATTCTGCAGCTCTCTTAATTCTCTGCGACCACGGTCGCATTCATTTTCAAAGGTCGCAATTGCGGCCTTTTTTATTGGAAATAAGTTATGGAATACCCAGTAGAAACAAAAGAAGTTCAACTTGAATACCCTGTAACGGTTGCAGGCAAAGAATACAAAGCTCTTACAATGCGCCGCCCTAAAGTTCGTGATCAGCTAATTGCAGATAAGCAGAATAAAGATCCCGCTGATAAGGAAATCCACCTTTTGTCATTGTTGGCTGGTGTTGAGACCGCTGTCATTCAAGAGTTAGATATGACGGATTATGGCGAGGTGCAAAAGGCATACAAGGGTTTTACGAAGAAGAACTCAAAGAGCGAGACATCCAACGAGCAATGATGGTCCTTGCCAGTCATACAGGCTGGCAACTCTCTGAGTTAATGGAATTGCCAATTAGTACCTTGGTGGAATTCTTGGAACTGTGTCCTAAGAAGGAAGATAGCAATGGCAATGCAAAATCTTAAAACGGTTGTCACTCTTGGCGGCACAGTTGATGGCAGTTTCAATAAAATTGGCTCTGCATTCAATGAGTCAATGGGTAAAGCCACAAAAACGGTCAAGGAGCTCGAGCGAGAGCAAGGCAAGCTGACCAAGGAAATCCGTAAATCTAAGTTAGCCGGTGCTGATGTTGGCCTGCTAACTCGTCGCTATAAGAAATTGGGTGACGAAATAGATGGGGCAAGGGAAAAAGCAGAGGCATTTGAAGATGCATCTGGCTTGGGTGAAAAGCTGCGTGGCATTGCTAAGGCTGGCGGTGTTGCTGTTGGCTCCATTTGGGCTGCGACAACGGCCACTGCAGGCTTAATGACGATCACTAACCAACAGACTGCTGAAATGGTTGGTATGGCTGAAGCCTATGATATGAGTATCGATCGTTTTAAAGCTTGGAATGGAGTCGCTCAGCAGGCCGGATTGAATGGCGAAAATATTGGTGATTTAGTAGAAGAGCTCAGCAATAAATTTGGTGAGTTTAAAGCCCTTGGTGAGCAGTCTTCTGTTGCTGATGTGTTTGGGGCTTTGGGTATTGATGCCGCGATGATGGAAGGCATGAATGCTGCCGATCAGTTTGAATTCATCATGAAGCGTTTGGAGAGTGTTACTGATAAGCAGCAAGCTGCATCTTTAGCAGACATGCTATTTGGTGGGGAAGGTAACAAGGTTGTTACTTATATCCGCAATACAGGCAAGGGGTTAAATGAATTACTGGATGAACAGCGCCAGTTTAACCTGCTTACCAATGAAGGTGCTGATGGTGCCAAAAAGTATGGACACTCTTTTAACAATCTAACCAATACCATCACATCCGCTTGGCAAGAAATCTCAGGCATTGTTGGTGGGACGATGGCTGATGATATTCAGATGTTAGGCTCGACAGTCAGCAAGTATGTTCGAGAAAACAAAGCTGAGGTAGTTGGCACCCTAAAAAGCTTAGTTTATGGCGCCAAAGACTTTGCAGTGGCGATATGGAGTGTTGGTTCTGCTGTAAATAGTGTTGCTCAAGCAATGGGAGGGTGGCAGGTCATTGGTACTGCTATCGGTTCGCTTATTGCGGCGAAGTTAGTCGTCGGCATGGCCAGTTTTGTTGCTACGGGTTTTCAGGTAGCAAAAGCCATCGGTTTAATGAAAACAGGCATGGCGGGGTTAAATGTCGTTATGGCTGCAAACCCTATCGGCTTGGTTGTCGCTGCTGTTGGTGCTCTTATTTTTGCAGGTGTTCAACTTTATCAAAACTGGGATGCAGTAACGGCGTGGTTTAGCGGCAAGTTAACCTGGTTTAAAACTGAGTTTCCTGCAACGTTCAATTTCATCAAAACTTTGTTTGATTGGTCACCGCTTGGGATGGTCATTAACAACTGGGAACCGATCACTGGATTCTTCTCTGATATGTGGGGTGGAATAACTGGGATCTTTGATGCTGGTTTGGCCAAAGTCTCAGGCATTTGGGATACCGTTAGTGGTTGGATGGACTCTTTAAAGTTCTGGGATAGCGACACTCCAGCACCAGAGGTTAAATCTTATCATCAGATCCAGCAAGAACAGCGAACAGGCCGCGCAATGACAGCCATTAATGGCAGTTACCCTGCGAGCAGAGGCACTACTGTTCACCAGCAAGTTGGTGAAATTAAGGTTGTGGCCGCACCAGGTCAATCACCTCAGGAAGTGGCTCAAGCTGTTCACTCTCAGCTTGGTGGTTATCAAAACAGTGCGCTTTATGATTTACCGGAGGCTGGTTAATGGCTCAAGTCATGCTTTCTCTTGGCGGTTTCAAGTTTAATATTGATTCCGCCGCCTATAACGAGCTGGTTAAAGCTTGGAAGTGGCGTTGGCAGTCACAATCTCGTATTGGGCAGTCTGACTTGCTGCAATGTACAGGAAAGGCTGCTAACACCATCACGTTGAATGGTCAGATAGCTACTACATTTCGCGATGTTGGTACTGGTCAAATTGAAAAGCTAGCCACAATGGGTGATGACATGAAGCCCCAATTGCTAGTCAGTGGTATTGGTGATGTGTTGGGCTATTGGGTTATGAATAGTTTGAATGAAACGAACACTAAATTCATTAAAGGTGGCTTACCCCGCCACCAGTCATTTACATTGGAGCTTGCTTTTTATGGCAACGACTTACAGAACCCGTGAGGGTGACATGATAGACGCCATTTGCTGGCGTCATTATGGCCGTGAAAGTGCGGTAACTGAGGTTCTAAAAGCTAACCCGGGTTTAGCTGATCGTGGCGCGGTTCTTCCAAGTGGTATTCAAATTACTTTGCCAGATTTGCCTACACCAGTAGCAAAGGAGTCAGCTAGCTTATGGGATTAGATTATCGTCCTGATTTTTCGTTGTCGGCTGATGGAAATGACATAACTGAAGCTATACGTAGAAATCTTTTAAGTCTGACATTGACGGATAATGCAGGCAGTGAATCTGATCGTTTGGATGTTACTGTTGCATTGCCAGATTCAATTCCAACCCCAAAAAAAGGTGCCGTTCTTCGTCTTGGTTTAGGTTTTAATGGTGACTTGGTTGATAAAGGGCAGTTTGTTGTTGATGAAGTCACATCGAGCGGCCCACCAAGGCGAGTGCAAATAGTAGCTAATGCAGCGCCTATGGATAACCGGAAACAATCAGGAAGTTTACAAACCCAGAAAACACGGAGCTGGGATGAAGTGACACTGGGTGATGTAGTAAAAACCGTTGCTGCCGATCATGGGTTGGTTCCGAAAGTAAGCAGCGATTTGGATAGCATCAACATTTCCCATGTTGACCAGGTAGGTGAAAGCGATATGAATCTGCTTACTCGGTTAGCTAAGCGTTATGGTGCGATCAGTAAGCCTGCTAATGGTTATTGGTTATTTCTGAAAGAGGGTGAAGGAAAGAGCGCTAGTGGTAAAGCTCTGACAAATATCACGGTACAACCTCATCAGATTACAACTTGGACGGCGCGGTTTAGTTCACGAAATGATGCTCGTCGTGTTGTTGCTACTTACCAAGATCTTGAATCTGGAGATGTTAAAGAGGTTTCAACCGGAATGGGTGAGCCTGAATTTCGAATCGTGTTTAAATATCCAAACTATGAAGAAGCAAAAGCTGCCGTTTTGGCACGTGCTAAAAGCGTAAAAGCAGGTAGTGATACGTTAGATATAAGTATGCCAGCACGCTCCGATTTAATGGGGTTGGTCGCTGAAGGGCATATTATTCTTGATGGCTTTGGTGATGTGGAAGATGGCAAGTGGCGAACAAAAACAGTTAAATGGTCACTCAGCGAGGCAGGCATGCAGCTCAGCCTCTCTGGTGACCATGGTGCAACTTAAAGCACTACTGCTAGTTTGCCTTGGTACGGTAGGAAGCAACCTCCTGCCGTATCCATTACAAACTTCACTTTGATTGGTTGATCTTCAAGCAAGTCAAAACCTTGTTTCTTGTCTGATAGCTCAACAGTGAGATCAGGCGCTATGCCATCATTTAGATTTATATCAATCATCCCATCCTTAGATCTACCAACAATACCCTCCCACTCAAATACTTTCCCTTTGTAACCATCCTTGAACATAGCCTCTTTTTTATCATCGCTGAATGGGCTTGTGCATCCCGTATTCAGCTGTACCTCTTCAAAGGTCGCTTTTGATGCTTCCATCGATTCAAGCGTTGGCTTGGCTGATGGCATTAGTAGTAAAAGACCGAACAAGATAGCAATTGCTATACCTATAAACTTTAATGCTTTCATGCAAATAACCTCCTAAAAGCTAATTAGTATCAGCATTGTGGTTATGCATCAATAAGAACGCTGTTTATTGGTTCAGTTTTCAACGATGACATCACCAATGACGGCATGAATTATTCACCCGTCATCTGTTGTCAGATTCTAGATGGTGCTTTAGACACATCCCCATAAACCCGCTTTTTCAGCTCATCAATTGCTTTTAGCAGTGTGACGCTGCAACTTATGCTCATTTCCTCCGTTATCACTACTCCTGGTTCTGCTGCCGCAGCCATCATTTCCAAGTCTCCGATCATTTTTTTTATTTCTAAATTTTTCATACAACCTAAGTCCAACTAACATTAATTTATGCAATTTGCATTTGCATATTCAGAATACACGAATTCTGAAATGCGCAAGGGGCGTCCCTTCTACACGTAACGCTATGATTACTAGGGACATGCTCTTATGGCACGTTTGTTGGTACGGATAATAACAATAAAAAAAATATTGCAATTGATCACATAAGCAGATTAATGACAACCACGTCAATAGTGACTGATTTGCAGCAAATACCTATCAATAGTGACGTGTAGTTTTATGAAAAAAGCAGACCCGATTGTCTATGTTTTAAGGCGATACCGTGAAAATCAGGGAATTTCGCAAGATAAAATGTCAGGATTGACAGGCATTAGCGTGAGCACCATTCAAAGAATTGAGAATGGTCGAACCGATATGAAGCTGAGTCATTACAGGAGTTATCTTAATGCGCTCGGTATGTCTGATATGGATGTATCAATCGCGCTTTTCTCTCACGAGTTCGTAACTGAAAAAGATGTAGCCGCGATGGCTAGGCAGTTTCCATTGAAGGTAAAGAGGGTGCTTATCCGCTTTCTTGATGAATTATCTGAGGCACTAAAACATTAACGGCACCACATAATGGTGCCGTTCTTGTCTATGCTTGAATGTTCGCCCTATCAAAACTCACCGCTATAAAGACCGCAGGCTTCATCTAAAATATCTAAGGTTTGCGGAGGATAAGATACTGCAGCTAAATTCAAACACGCCACTGTATCGTTATCAGAAGCAAAAAAGCTAACATGCGTTTCACCATCCAAAACTACTTTGTTTGCGTTACTGAAGAAAAAGGTCATCACTTGTTTTTCATCGTGATAAACAAATCCTTGGAAGTAGTCAGGGCTACCATTTTTCTTTAGTACAAGTTTAACCATGTTTTATCCTCTTTTAGTTTTATTGGTTAGTGGCGAGCTAGTTCTTGATAGCAAGCTTTTGCAACAGCTTCACCCATGAAGTCCCCTTGGCCCTCCAGCCACTCAAGTACTAAATGAGCAGGCATAGTGAGTAGTTCTTGTAGAGAGGCACTACGAATTTTGTTATAGTCCTTTTTAGACATGATCGTCTCCTGGCGGTTTTGGTTGTGTCTGAAACCCCGATTGCAGTCGGGGTTTTGTTTTTTCTGGGGTTTAGCAGTTCTCCAGCGCTTCTTTTGATAGCGTCTGTGAAATAAAGTCCTCAATAGCTTTTAGTGAGTCATCTGAAACTTTTGGGATATTGATAGTGGCATTGCCGTTCTTCAATGCGACCGTGGCTCCCATCGCCAGCTCGCGTGGTTTCACTGCTTCAGGCTTATCATTTGTTGCACCACACTTGGTAATGAATAGATCTATGATCTCTTCGGTGGCGTGCTTGCCCTTTTCAGGGATAAGCCATGAGTCACAGAAGTTAACGATCTCTTCCTGCTTTTCTTCGGTAAGGGTTTTATACACTTTGTAAAGCGCCTCACCCTTACGTGCGCTGAGTTCGTTTGGTGAAGTAAAGCTGCGAATAAACGCCTTAGGTAGTTGTGCTGTATTCACACAGCGCATCATCGCTTTCCTGCTTACGCCAACTGCCTCAGCTACTTCTTCTTGCGTAGCGTTATTAAGCATGCGCTCATAGCGAAGACCTTTCTCCCATGCAGATGTATCCTTGTATTTGTTGCCCACATCGGACAGGAACTGCATCTGCTGCTCGTCTAAGTCTCCCACCCATACATAGAAAGGCTTTTTAGTTTCAAGTGCTGTAAAGCGGCGACGGCTACCGTCTGCAATTTCTATCTGGCCGCATACGTCACGACCAAATGCTGGTACCTGTTGCCCTTGATCTTTGAACGTTTCAATCAAGTCACTAACAGCATGTGCATCGAGTAGGAACTGATTGCGCTCATTGCCAAGGTAAACCATGGTGCTCAGTTCAATTTTGTCTGCAGGCACTTCCACCAGCTTGAACTTTACTTCTTTCCCCATGACTTTATGTGTCATAGTGCTGCCAGCTGCAGCTTGTGATTCCAGTTTTTGAAGTTTCTTTTTATTGCGTTTACCTGCTTCTTGAACGGAAACAGAACTAGGTTGAACTTCTACTTGAACATCGCTTTTCATGCTTCCTCCTTCCAGAATGGTTTGATTAGTTCTTCCAGCATTTCAGTAAACGTAGGCTCAAAGATATCGTTCGCACGCTTCCATGCTGCTGGGCTTGAGCGTTGTTCGTCAGCCTGTTCGTAAATTGACGCCATCCGACGTTGGCCCTTACCAACTTCATCGGTAACTCTAACCCCATTAGTTAGTGGTAAGCCTGGCCATATCTTCATTATGTCGCGTAAGTTAGCCTGGCTTGATGAGCTCACACCGCCAAGTTTGGTAGGCAGAACTCGCACCAGTGGCTCATGAGTCGTTTCTAATAGCGAAGCTTCGTCGTAGATGTCTGCTATTAGCGCCATTAGCTGTGTTGTCGAGTTGATGTCGTTCACCTCAGTTGATGTAGCTATTAGCGTTACATCAGAGGCACAGATCATGTTCATTGTGCCCATACCCAAGTCAGGGTGGCCGTCGATGATAATGATGTCATAGCTATCTGAAATTGTTGCAATACCTGCTTGAAGCATTGTGTGCGTCTGGTATGGGATATCGGCTTCCGGCAACTCACGTTCTAAACGCTGCATTTGCAGGTGGCTAGGGATGATATCTAGCTTTGGCCATGCTGTGTTTTTTACGCAATAGGTAAGATCATCCTCATCACCCAGCATGAATGGCAGCACAGTGTCACTTATCGTGGTGTTAAGTTCAGGATGGTAGCCGAAATACATTGATAGGTGCGCTTGTGGGTCTATATCAATAGCAAGGACACGATACCCTTGTAGAGAGCACCACTGCGCGAAGTTGGCCGTAGTACTTGTCTTATAACAACCACCTTTACCGCCTGGTATCGCAAGAGTGACAGCTTCGCTATCTTCAGGTCGATATGGCTGGGTACCAAAGTGTTCCCGCATCATTTCAATTTGGTCTAATGTGTAACCGGCACGGATAGGGCGTGGGTTATCACCTTTGCTGTCGATATAATCTGCAGGTGGTAGTCGCCCTTCTTTCTCAGCTTTCTCTATGGCTTGGCGTGATACGCCAATATAGGCTGCAGCTGCATTAATCTTGAAGCGTCGTTTAATCTTTCGTGCTTCAGGTGAATCATCACCAAACACTGCTTTAGCGCGGCTGGAACTCCATTCACTTGCTGCGCCTATGCAGTTTCTCATTAAGGTTGATACGCTCATTTTGTCTCCTGGCTTCTTATTGGTTGCCTATTATTATTAATCAGCCAAGAAAAAAGAGCAACTATAATTATTTAAAGCAACCATTCGTTATTTGAGTTTTGTAGATGCACATCACACTTTGTCACGCATGGCATCTATTTTGATGGGCGGCTTTTGACTTGCTGTGAATGATTACGCCTTAGCTAACTCACTTCCGCTTTAAAGTGTATTTATAACAATGGCTTAAGGTAAATTAAGAACAACCGGAAGTGGGTTAATTCTTCCCATACACCCATCAATAAGCGTAAAAGTGTTGCTTTCGCTGCTTGGTTCTCTACCTGCCAATTTTACACGTCATCATTCTATGTGTGCAAATAATAACATAACAATAAACGTTATCGTACGCACACGAACAAGTGTGCAGCAAGTAAATAACACCAGTTACCACTTGCACACGTGTGCCAATCCTAACTATTTACGTAAATAGTTAGGATTGGCACACGTGTGCAAGTGGTAACTGGTGTTA